AAGCTATTTTATGACGGGTATGCAAGTATTAGCATCGGATTTGTTGGTTTAGCAGAGTGCTCCGAAATAATGAAAGGTGACTTGAATAAAGATTATTGTAAAAGTATTATGCATTATATGAAATATAAATGTGAACAATTCAAAAAAGATAGTTCAATTGCATTTAGTTTATATGGTACACCAGCAGAGAGTTTATGTTATAAATTTGCCAAATCCATTGAAGAAAAGTATCCTTCAGTACTAAAACGTAACTTCATCACTAACTCATTCCACCAACCAGTTTGGGTTGAAAGTACACCATTTAGTAAATGGGATTATGAAGAAGGGTTTGCGTACTTGAGTAATGGTGGAAACATTTCATATGTTGAAACTAGTAATTTATCCAATAATTTGAAAGCACTTGAGACATTAATAGATTATGCTTATGAAAAGATACCTTATTTTGGAATCAATCAGCCAGTTGATCACTGTTATAAATGTGGATTTGATGGTGAGTTTGCCGTGGATAAGAGTGGATTCCATTGTCCACAGTGCAGCAATCGTGAAGAAGGTACAATATCAGTAATTCGAAGAGTTTCTGGGTATTTGAGTTCCCCAAACAGTCGAGGCTTCAATACTGGAAAACAATCAGAAGTAATTGAGAGAGTGAAACATAATGAATTACATGACAATAATTAAAGATGACTTAATCAATGGTGAGGGAGCTAGATGCTCCCTTTTTGTTTCAGGATGCAGTCATGGATGCCCCGGATGCTTCAATGAAGAATCATGGGACTACCGGACTGGGAATAAATTCAGTCAAGAAACAATTGATATCATTCTAAATGAACTTAGTAAGAGTTATGTTGCTGGATTATCACTTTTAGGCGGTGATCCCCTTATGCCTAAAAATATAGATACAGTACTAAATCTATGTAGGATTGTTAAAGAAACTTATCCTAACAAGAATATTTGGTGCTGGAGTGGGTATACACTAGATGAAATCAAAGAAAATCATGCAAACCCAATTTTAGAATATATTGACGTTTTAGTTGATGGTAAATTCGTGGAAGAAGAGAAGAATTTAAGTTTGCCGTTCAGGGGTTCAAATAATCAGAGAATAATTAGAAAAAACAATTTTTAAATAATAAATATTCATATAAACACATATGAATATGGAGTTATAAAAATAATGGCAATTTTTTCTAATTTAAATGGAACGATGCAAAAAATATTCAAACTTGGCAAAAAAGGAGCCACGTTGGAATATGATAATAATAAATTATCAGTTAAGAATTTTGAAGAAACACAATTAATTCCTTTATCAGTTGGTGAACCAGTTGCAAGTACGGATGCTACTACAGTTAACTACGTAGGTGCCAATTTTTCATCAAATAATACATTATCACAAAATACTGGTGCATCATTAATAGGAACTGCACAAGGAACTACAGTTCAAGCTAATTTGGATAGTAAAACAAATATAGCTGATTTAGCAAGCCCACTAGCAACTAAAGGTGACGAACTTGTAGCAGTACATCAACCATTTGCTCAATCTAATGTACGTTCAGTACATGCTAAAATGGCTGAAGTCCCGTCAATTTATGATTGGGATTCAGATAGCGTCAATGATGATACGATGCGTTTTACTAAGTTGATAGCTGACGGAATAAAATATATTGATTTACCACAAGGAACTTTAAATATATCTGAGTTAGTTATTCCTTCTGCTATTTCTATTAGAGGTAGAGGTAAACAAGGTTTAAGTGGTGTTGGTACACAAATTATAGTTAACCCTGATGCAGAATTTGGTATGTCATTTGACAGTACTGGATTAACTCGTCCTACTGGTGGTGGTATTTCTCACTTATCATTAAAAACACAAAATCGTAATACTGGTGATCCTGATTTATTAAAAGTTACTAGTTGGTCATATTTTGGTGTAGATGAAGTTGAATTCGCTAACAGTATGGGTTGGATGATTAAATTAAAAGACTGTATGGAATCTCAGATAATGAAATTTAACATGCGTGGATTCGGCAGTGAAACTACTGGTGGTATTTTATTTGATGATTACATTGGTGCAAATTATAATAATGTTAACAATTTACATATATCTCATGGTACATTCGGTGGTGGTTCTGGTTCATGGATTTCAAGTACTGCACAATCTAACCCTGATATGATTTGGATTGATCATCTAAAATTTGAATGGGATACAATTTTATCATCACCAAACGTAACAAACAAATACGTTTTGGATTTTTTAAATATGGCTAGATGTTGGATTACACATAATGGATTTACTCATTTTGCTGATACTCATAATATGTATCAAGCCGCAGTACACATGGGACCATTATGTGGATTTAGTACTCACTTCTCTGAAAACCAATTATATGGTATGCGTTCTCCTTGGTTAATTGAGGGTGGTTCATTCATTTCTAAGAATAACACATCAAACCAAGCTGACTATACATCATCTGCTAATATGGGTGGTATTATAACAAGTAATAAATTCTGTGATATTGAACCTGTACTTCACGTTACAAGTAACGGATCAATGACTAGAGGTAAAATTCCTAAAGATTCAGGTTTCAGTACTGCTCATGAATTAGGTGGTAATATCAATAACAGTTTCACTGTAAATTCATCAGCTACACAAAGTACAGTAATGGTAGTTGCACCAGCAACACAAATTCGTCAATTCACCGTTCCACCTAGTTTACTAGACGGAACAAGCGTTGTTAACATAACACTACGTGTTTCATGTCAAAATACAACCGGTGCGAATTCTTCAGTTGCAATTATTTCAGGTTCAACAACTTTAGCTTCACAAACAGTAACTGCATCAAAAGGGTGGCAAATTCTTAAATTCCAATTGAAACCAACTCAAATAACTTCCAGTTTGAATTTTACAAACACAGGAACAGCTATCATATTATTTGATGGTGTTAAATGTGAAAGATCTGCATATATAGATTGGAACTTCGCATTAGCCACTGGAACTATTGCGGCGGGTGCCTCATTCACTAGCCCAACACAAAGTTATGTAGATATGATTGGCACTTCAGGATTGATACAAAGTATGTCTCATCCAAAATTTGATGCTACTAGTTCTGGATTAACAGTTTCAATGAACCCACTTGATGTTAATGGTTCATTTACTATTACGTTAACTAACAACACTCAAGCAGCTATTACTCCATCTATTACACGTTGTTTTGTAAGACTGTTTTTAAACTAATTTAAAAAGCACCCTTAGCGGTGCTTTTTTATTTTGTACATCAATAAATATAACATAGACCAAATACCTTTAAAATAAGGATATAATATGAAAATTATAGGACAACTACAAGTTGGTAGGAATGCTATCATTGGTACTAAGAATATGGTAAGATCGATTAATGGAACGAATTTTAGCAGTACTGGTTCGATTACTATTAACTCTTACACCACGGATGAATTTTATTCTATTATAAGCACATTACCACTATCACGGTTTGGAGACTATACCAGTACTCCATTACCAGTTACTAGTAATGGGTTTGTTGTTAATTTTACAGATAAAATACCGGTTCTTTTATCAGGTAATGCGTTTATTATGCAAGCACAAACAATAAACTTAACAACAATTAAAACAAATCCAGCTAATAGCTTATTTTATGTATACGTTAATATGGTTCAGGGAATTGCACAGTATCTAATAACAGAAACTGTAATAGCCGAATCAGGAACCTCTGCATATAATACGTTCTGGATTGGAAGAATTGCAACCAATGCAACACAAATAAGCAGTTTAAGTTTAATCAAACGTTCTCGGTTGGATGTATATAGCCCATCTATCAACGCTGCTGGATCATCGTTTCCAGTTAGTACTGGGAATCCATCTAGTACTGGGACAATTACGTGGTAAAAGGAATTAATAATGTCAAATAATTATAAAGGAACCGTAAATGTCTCAGGACAAATTTTAGTTCAAGGAAAAATGGCAGGACTAAAAGTATCACTTGATAGCCAGCCAGATGTATATTCTGCTGATACTAATGGTCATGTTGATTTACCGATTGTAACACAAGAGGATACTGATGTTATTTTCCAGCAGTTCCCCATTTCACAGTACGGTGACATCAACAAAGAAGTTGGCGTTGCAGGTACTTATGACGGTGGTAGTACAGTAAGATATTATAGCTCTATGCCAGTACTGTTAGAAAATGATGGTTCATTAGTATATTTGCGTCCGGGTACAAATGGTAATACTATTAACTATTACTACACATACGTTCAAAAACCAGATAGTGTTGATATAACACCTCAAAGTACTATTAGAAAATATTACGAAGGTAATAGTAAAAATATAGTATTTTATGATTCATATACAAAAGATACATTACTATATGAAGATATTGATAATCAAATTATGCACGTGGTGTTAACAAATGGAACAATGGAAAAAAACGCACACCAAGAAGCAACTTTCCCAAAAACATCAATGCCTTACCAAATCATCACTGGATTAAAGGTTGATGATTATGTGTACGTAATTTGCTTATATAATACATCATACAATACAACAAACCCAATATCATATCTATGGAATAATAATGACCCAAGTCAATTTTTATTTTTCAGAATTCCAGTTACACAAATTCAATCAGGCACAATTACCACAGTTGAACAAGTTACTGGTATTTCAGGCACTACAATGTATGGTGATGTGGTTTCAGGATCTAGTACAGTTAAAATAGCTGATGCGTTGGCTAGTACCAGCTCTAGTTCAACCAAATCATTAATAAAATACCCGGATGTATTAGAAGGAAGAGTTGCACCTTGGACATATACATTAATTGGAGTTGGTAAATCATATTATGATGGTACTAATATAATATTCTCGTTTTATGTGAATGGATACAGTATCAATGATACCCAACGAACTGATATGATGTATGGTTACACAATAACATATAATGTCTCAGCTAAAACGTACACTCATGATTTATCTAATATACCAATAACATGTACCGGTGGATTAACGGGTACATTGACATGGAATAATCCATATGCTATTACTGCTGCTAAAATTAGTGGCTATAATCCAACTGCATATACTGATGGTAATAGTTCATCATGGTATATAACTGATAATGGAGTTCAATACTCGGTAAAAGAAAAATATGTTCTTTCTGATTATTATGTTGTAACCAGAAGTGTTTTATCAGGATTTACCAATAAAGCAAATGCATATAAAATTAGAAATAGAACATTATCTAATGTAGTATACAAAGAAGTTTTTGGGGATTATGCATCAAGAGTTGGAGATCAATTATGTGGTGGTTCACCAATAAGTCCATCGAGAATAATGTTCACAGGTACTGGTTCTTACCAAGGAACTAACTATGGAAAATATGCCCGTGGTATTTCTGATATTGGAACATCAAGAACGTATTCATACACATCATTAAACAACGGTACAATATCAGGATATGCACCACAAGCATATCGAGTTCCTTTTGGGAATGATAATGAATCAAAAATGGTTTCAAAAATATCATTACATGATTCTAGTACTGGAACTGTTAATGCATATGGTACTGCATTTATTGAAGGTTTTCAAAATACATCTGGATATAAATTAGATCCTAATACCATAACTTATGATACAACATATTCTTGTTCTGATACCGTTCTCCAAAATGTCAAAAATCAAATTATTTCAAATTTAGGATTAACGGCTACATCATCACTAATAGGTATATACTATGTACCAGATTCTTCTTATTGTAAGAGTATTGCTTGTGTAACTACAGTCAATAGTGGGAATGGTGGGAATACAATTGCAGCTACAATTGATTGTACATTATCAGGAAATGTAATAACATCGATTTCGTTGAATACTATATTTTTCAATACATATAAATCAGATATACAAAATTTACCACCAACTATAGCAGAAGTTTATCCAAAATCAGGACTATCATGTGTTAAGTATGGAGATTTTACCTATATTTCATTTAGTCATTTAGCACAGGTGAGCGTTGTTGGTGATTTATTTGAGTGGTCAATATGTGGAAAAGTTAGTTTAAATACAGTATCTTCGGTACTGGCTACACGTAGTTATCACGTCTCCGGCGTGATTGATGGTTCTAGAGAATATAGCTATCTACCAAATTATGGTTTTGGTTATTATACGTATTCTAGTGTTACTGATATCGGAACAAAATTAGTATTTTATTATGCTGGTAATACCTCAGCAAACTTTGATACATTATTTTCAGGATCTGAGCCTACTACCAAAGTTGCAGTAATTGCACAAGACGTTATTGTTGGATTCTATTTGTATTTTACTGAAATTACACCAGTCTTTATAGCTGGGCAATATCACGAACTTCCAATTACAACTATTGATTTAAATACAATAACAGCGAATCCTGCTAGTAAAAAATATTATGTATATGTACAATACAATAATGGAACAGTAAGTTATGTTGTTAGTTTAGTTGAAATTGCCGAAAGTGCAACAAATATGTTTATTGGTTCGTTCTTAACAGATACAACAAAAGTGAGTGAATTAGATATTAACATGGTTTCACGTTTCGATCTATATCGCCCGAGTACAACTCAAATTGGGTCAGCGTTCCCAGTCAGTACTGGTTTTCCATCAAGTACTGGTACAATTAATTGGTAAAAGGAATTACACATGCCTAAAAAAATATATGGCGATTTGAGAGCAGATATAAATGCTACAACGCTAGGTTCAAATACAATACGAGATATCAATGGGGTCACTGCTGATACCGAAGGTGATATTGCTAAATTATTTTACAATAAAGATTATATCGATAAAACCGTTTCCATACTACCAATTTCAAGAGTTGGTAGTATGGACTACTTACCATTGAATATCAATGGTTCATTTGTTGGTTCATCTGGATATATTGGTAAAGGTATCTATCCAACTATTTTGGAAAATGACGGAACTATGGTTTATCTTCGTGCCGGTACAAATGGCGTGACATATGGGTATTATTTTTGCTATACACAAAATGCCAGATTATCAAATACAATGAATCCAGTAGTTACGAATGAAGAATTCGTACCAACTATATCAGGTAATACACGAAAAATTATAAAATTCATAGGTTCTGATGCAGGACAATCATTAATGATGCTATCCAATGATGGAACTAATAATACATATATTATTTCATTAACTAATGGTACATTGAATGTGGTGTCACATCAAAGTACTGAATTCCCAGCTTCATTAATTTCAGATACGGATCCACAATATATTGCTTTACATGGTGATAGTGCTTATATTTTTGGTATCGATTCTTATTCTAATACGTCGGCACTTGCAATATCAGTGTATAAAATTTCAATTGCTGATATAAAAAATGGAACCAGTTCATCACTAACAAAAGTTACTGGTTTTTCTGGAGCTGATTTATATGGGACAGCGGTAAGTGCTAGTACTAATATACAATTAACATCACAAATTTTTAATACAGATGTAAGTACTAAACCATTGTTTAACATTCCAGCCGGTAGTACATATCGTTCCTTTTCTGCATTTTGGGGAAATGTTGAAGGTTCATTGAAAGTAGTTTCAGATGGTGGTTCAAATATGAGAGTGGCTTTCTTCCATGCATGTGAAGCGGTGACCCAACAACAAACTGTTAGAAATGTGGTCGGTATTAGTTTAGTACTAAACACTAGTAACAACACTTATACATATGATACAACAGGTCAAGCTCCAGTAACCATTACACCCTCATCTACTGGGACTATTACATACAATAACCCATTTAGTGTGACAATGCAGAATATATCAGGTCTATCAGTTAATAGTTCATTGAATCGTGTTCCTGATTTCTTTATCAGTAATGATGGAGTTCAATTTACTGCAACATCTAGACATGATAGTTCACCATTCCATTATATAATGCGTTCTAATGTGTCAAACTTTACGTCGCTTTATAATGCATGGAATATGAGTACTAGAGCATTAACTTCTACAGTGATTGCCACTGTCAATCCGGTATTTGGTTCTGCTATTGGTGAAAATATGATCCACCCACAAATATTATCCAGTACTAAAATGTTAATGCATTGTAGTGGTCAGTACAATGGTAATTTCTTTGATTATGATAATACAGTTACTACTGATTTGGGAACATCTAGAAATTATTCATATCCTTCAGTAACTACTGGAAATGTGTTAACTGGATATGCACCTAATCCAAACCGTGTATGGTGGAATAATTCTGATTACAAATACACAGGAATGATATCAATAGTGGATGGTTCGGGTAATACGACAGTCTACGGTTCGTCATTCATTGAGGATTTTCCATCAAAACCTGCTGGTGGAGTATTAAATCCTAATACTATGACATTTACTGGTTCATATACACTACAAAATAATAATTTGATGAGCACACTGAAAACTAATATGTTAAATTCAGTAACAATGACTTATAATGTTCTAGATAGTAAATTAGTGGTTTATTATGTTCCTGATGGTTCTTTTACTAAAAGTTATGCAATTTTAGTTGGAAGAAATGACGCACCAACTGGGACTATAAACTCATTTATTATATTATCTGAAATTGATGTAGTACTTTCTGGAACAGTTGTTACCGCATTTAACTTGGCAAGTAGTAGGCTTATTTCGAGAAATATTCTTTCAGTATCTTTATCGAATGGGTTAATGGGTCGTAATGGTGGGATGATAATTGCAAAATATGCAGATTTTACATATGTTGGAATTCCGGCATTGTATGCAGTTTCTACATCAAGTGCAGGTGCATACTGTTCAATGCTTTGTAAAGTTGATAACAGTACTAAATTGATAACGACTGCTACACGAATTGAAACTGCTTATAACTCAAGTTCTAATAACTCATATGAAATTGGTGTTTTGCCTAATGTCGGTTTCGGATTATTTGAAAACGGTGATATCACTGATATAAAAACAAAATTAATTTTTAAAAATTTTGGTACAACTGAAGCACAATTTGATGCAATGCAAGCAAATCCTGCAAGTAACCCAGTAGAAAGAATAGTTATTGCTGCACAGGAAGTTGCACAGGGATTCATTGTTTACTTTACTCAAGATGTTCCAGTACTAATTGGTGGTAATTATGGTATACTTCGTTCAACCAATATAGATTTGAATACGGTAGATAGTTCTCCAGCAAATAAAACATTTTATTTATATGTTGTATTAAATGAAGGTAATCTTGAGTATCGACTAAGTACTACGGAATTATCGGAAGAAATTTATAGAATTTACATAGGTACGATTATAACAGGTGAAAGTGGTATTAGCTCTATTAGTACTGAGAAGGTAACCCGATTCATGACATTCAGACCTAGTGTGACACCGAGGGGTTCAGCTATACCAGTAAGTACTGGTGTTCCTTCTGGTCCGGGCACACGTTGGAATTAAAAATATTTGAGGTTGTCTATTGACAGCCTCTTTTTTTTCGTCCATAATAGCGAAAAACAAAGGAGGATTTTCATGGCATCACCAGAATTAAAAACCATTTCACCGGAAATGGCGAATCGTAAAACTATCAAGCTAAGCATGGTTCCCGAAGAACAAGAGAGTCAATTGTACACTCTTATGATCCTCAAAAGTGTTTTTATGTTATCCAAATTCGTTAAAGAATGGGGTGATAGTGGTCGTAAGTTATTGATTGAAGTGAAGTACAAACTAAGTAACTGCCCATTGACTTATATGATGATTCGTGATATGGTTACCAATCCTTCCAATTGGAATATTGAACCTGCAATCATGAAGACGCAGTATCGGTTCTCTGATAAAATCAAGAATATCAACTTTACTCTTTATAATCATAGTACTGGTGTTCATCGTGCTACATATGATGATTACCGTACTAAGTTTTCAAAATATGATCCGGCTGCTATTCGTTTTTATTACAATTCCCAACATGAAATGTTTAACGAAAATGAACGTGTTATAGTGACAAAAGTACTTGACACGCATAAGGAAATGATGGATAATATGAAAGAAATAAAACGCCAGCAGGCCATTGATTCAAATACCAATAAACTCAAGGGGTTATACTAATGGAGTTATCCGTTATTCCTAATATTCTGTACTCTAATAATCCATTTCTTATCACACGCATCAATGATTATATTGATAACACTGAGTATAAAGTACCAAAAACTATTATCAATGTTAAGTACTGGTACTCATCTATGTCCGATGAGTGTAAATCAGTTTTTCATAAAGTAGTAGAGAATAAAGTTTTTAAAATTCATAAAGGTATCTATTTAACGGTCGCACCCGATGCAGTACTAAATTCTAATCCGTGGGATTTCGAAATGAAGCATCTACGGCATCCTCTATACAAGCCGTCCGGGGTCGCATCAAAATTTTCAGACGCGATAAACGATAAAAAACTGTTAATACCGACGATTAATTCGTCTAATGGTTTTTCATTGATTGATCATGAAAACAAGTTTGTATTTTTTGTTACAACAAAAGGTCTTTGGGTTATTGATGAATTTGGTAATAAAGTACTAAGTCTGGTTACTCATGAACAACATGCGTTGATTGTGTATGCGGCTGTTCGTAGTATTGGGATTATGGAAGAAAATATTAAAGCTATTGATGCTAGGCGGGAAGAAGAAAAACTAAAACTAAAAATTAGAGAGGCTTATAATTAATGTTTAAAAGAAATAAAAAAAATCATGAATTTGATAGCTATTTGTATGGATTAGTTATTGCTAAAAGTACTTCACTCATAACATATATTAGTACTCATAAATCTGGTTCAGATTATGCCCGGAAGAAGATCATCGAAGCAAAGTATGATGTTTCGCATATCCATCCTGTACTTCATGGTATGTATAAACGTGCTATTCATGATCCAACTTATTTTGATACAGATTCTGAATCGTTTCTCACAATGAATGAAAGCATCAGCAGAAGATATAGCATTAAAAATCATATCAACAAGGATAGTTTTAGTCATGATATAAAAACTGATGATGTTGTAATTGATAGAAAATATAAATTGACATCAGATGAAAAGAATGCTAAAATATTTTTAGGTGTATGGAAAGCTATTAACATTATCAAAAAGAACATGGCTGAGATTGATTTTAATATAAAATCAAGAGAAACCATTGATTTGTACTCACAAAAATATACACAAGATTACCCATGAAATATATTACACCAATTTTAATTAATCGCCATAAAGGTGATTTTGACATATATATTGGGCGGGGAACCAAATGGGGTAACCCATATAATATAGACAAGGGAAAAGGCCACACTCGGCAAATTGTGGTTGAAATGTATAGAGAATATCTGTATAACTCAATCGATAATGGATCGCTAACAATAGAGGACTTTTTAGAATTATCAGGCAAACGAATTGGATGTTCATGTGCTCCATTGGTTTGTCATGGTGATGTTATAATTGAAGTCTTTAATACTATAGTCGAGATGCTAAATGACTCAAAATGAGGTATATAAACTAATAAGAAGTATTAAAAAATGTGTGAAAATTACAGAAGAAGATACTTTCTATTCTATTGATACAAATAAAGTACTACTATTTGAATATACACAATCAAGTGAAAGTTCTATTAATTTTGTTTGTCCAAAAGACAAAGATGGGAATTTTGTCCTAATAGAAATATCTGAAAATGGTATAGATTTCACACATATCTGCAATGGTAGTTCGTACATATCATTAGATTTAAGTACTGAAGATAAATTCTTTCAAAATAGTACAATAATGGATTTGGGTTTTAGTTATGATGAACTTTGTTCCATTAGGATGGATTTTTTAAAGTATTACAATGGTTTTATTGATGGTATGACAATTTTTATATAAGGATTTACAATGAGTGAGGATTTTTTAAAAGGCCAGATAGTCAAACACTATGCTGGTTCACATGCATATGGAACAAGCACACCAGAAAGTGATGTGGATTTTCGAGGTATTTTTCTTGCAGACAAGAAACATATTCTAACGCCATTTTACAATGTACGTGAAGTAAATGATACATCTGAAGAAGATACAAAGTTTTTTGAACTTAATCACTTTATGGAACTATGCGTTGATGCTAACCCAAATATTATAGAAACACTTTGGGTTGATGATAAAGATATCGTGATGCGTACGGAAATGTATGATCATCTACGGTCATTTCGACATGAACTTTTGAGTACTAAAATAGCATGGACTTATACTGGTTATGCAGCAGGTCAGGCTACCCGTATGAAAAACCATCATGGTTGGATGAGCAAAGAGCAAATTGCCGAGAAACGGTTACGTGAAATCTTTGATAGATATCCGTGCCAGCAGGTGATTGACTGGATGTATGATTATTTTCCACACTACATTATTGATCGAATTGATACTTCTAGGGGTAAAGGTGTGTGGGTAAAAGGTCTAATTGATTTTGATAAATTCTTACGAGATAATTCTCTTCAATTGATTAGTACTGCTCCTTTATACCAACATCATTTTGTGAAACTAATGCACAACTATGCAGAAGAAAAAATACTAGATCGTGATTTTAGTTTAGGTAATTACAATAAAGGTTATGAATTAATTCATTACGGAAGTGAGATATTCGCAATTATTGAAAATCCCAATTCACAAACGTTAATGGGATTAAATCTTCACTGGGACAGCAAGAAACTTAGAACACCAGAAGAACTCAAGCAAAAACCACTCTTGATTGTTAAGTTCAACAAAAAAGAATATGAAGAAAGCAATGAAAACCGTAAACACTACCACGAATGGAAAGAAAATAGGAATGCCAAGCGTTCTGAACTAGAATCCAAAAATGGTTTTGATACAAAACATGCAATGCATGTAGTACGTTTACTACGTACAGCAGAAGAGGCATTGGAAACAGGCGTAGTTAATGTTCGTCGTCCTGATGCAGAAGAACTTCTTGCCATTCGTAATGGTGCATGGAGTTATGATGAAATGATGAAGTACTTCGAAGATAAAACCAAATATATCCGAGAAGATTTGTTGAAGAGATCCGTACTTAAAAGTCATGCTGATAAAGCAGTGGCTGCTAAAGTAATGGAAGAACTATATGAAATGTACTGGTACAAAAAATAGAGGATAAAAATATGTCAAAGATTAACGATTACCTAAAGCATCAAAAAGCAATAAATGAACTTACACAAAATCATGGTGAAGAAATGATTCAAGAACTTTTTGAACGTTTGTTCTCTTCTACCTCTGCATTAGATGTGGTATTCATTTATGGATACACCCCCGGTTTTAATGATGGTGACCCATGCTATCATAGACAATATGTTGAAGTTGGAAGTGATGAGGTGAATGAACGCATCGAAGAATATTTAGATATTCTTGATGAAGATGAATCATACAATGACAATCTATCATCGGATGAAGCTGATGAAATTGTTAGTTCAATTGATGAACTATCAGATCTTTTCGAACAAATCTATGATACTGATTTTTACGTCATTGCCCGTCGTGCAGAAGATGGTTCAATTGAAATTCATATCGGAGATTATGATTGTGGCTACTAATATTCATAAAGAACTAGAAAAGATCGGTCAATACCGAGATGTTGTGATCGAAAATGCTAAAGAAGATGCCCGTACTAAAGGTACACAAATACTTGGACAGTATTTTAGTGATTTGTTTGAATCTAATCCAAAACTAACTCATGTGTTCGTGACTGGTTTTACTCCCGGTTGGAATGATGGAGAAGAATGCTATCATGATACGAGAGTATACATCCATAACGACATGGATGGTTTTGGTGAGATGGGTGAATTTTTAGAATACCAATTGAATTGGGATATTGATTATGATAACCCAAGCCCTGAATTTGCAAAAATTAATGCAGGTATTTCTAAAAGTGAAAGTCGTGATATTGAAGATGAGCTTCCCGTCCACGCAATGAGTTCAGCTTTTGGTACTGATTGGTTAGTTACCGCAACACGTGATGGTGTTACTATTCAGGAATTTAACGTTGGGTACTAAACTAAATCCAAAAGGGAGCATTGAATTAAATTTATTTAAGTACAGTGCTCCTGTACATAAAATACCAGATTTAGTACTAAAATATGAAAATCCAAATAAAGTACTAAAAGAAGCTGATGAATCACTAAAACCACTAATTACTAAAATGTTAGAAGTGATGAAGAAATTCGATGATAGAGAAATAGTAATCGATTATAAAGTTCGTTCACTTAATGATGGTGATTATGGTAGTGGGATTTATGGCTATCACTTAGATTGTTGTAATGATATTTGGGATGATTTCGAACCGGAAACCCATCTAATTTATAGCACAGTGATAGGTACTAAATTTATTGTTGACGAACTCGATATTGAAGGATATAATAATATCCGAGAAGTACTTGAAGGTGAGTGGTTCAGTGAGGTTCATGCTCCGACCGAAACAGTTCACAAATACACTAGTAAGGTTCTACACAGTTGCCCTATTGTGAATAGAGATTGTCAACGAATTCTAATCCGCGTAACAGCGGGTTTCAAAGATAGGATTAAAAATGTCAAACGTATTAGATCTAATTGAAGCACTAGATGAAATGTACTTCAATGAAACAAGTTCAATCAAACGGTACGATATTCTACATAAATTAGAATTGGCTATTGAACAGATGAGAACCATCACTGCTAATGAAATCAGAAATGGAGAATTGGCAGAAAATAGTCCTAAGATTGAAATGAGTATTGAATTATCAATGGAAAACCATATCCTTGATATTGCCAAATTAGCAAAGATTAATAAATTAGTACAGAACTGTACCCCAGATGAAGCTAATCTTACAATGCAATCTAAAGTACTAGATATTGAAAAGTACAAAGATGTTGATTCACTCACTATGATGGAAATTTTAGTAGGTATTGAAGAAATTCTTGATATTGATCTATTAAATCATAATTTATCAGACGAGACAACAATTCAAGATTTATTCAACTTGCGTACAAAATAATCATAATATAAACCCAGCCTTTGCTGGGTTTTTCTTTTTGTCCTCCTAAATAATTATACATAAACAAAGGAGGAATATAATGTTTTTTGAAACACTCAAACAATTCTGGAAGCCGATAACAGTACTAGTACTGATGTTTGCAATGCTCTTTGGTGGTTGGAAAGCTAATGATGTATATCATGGGTACAAAGATAATCTTAATGCTCAGATAACTAAACAGTTCGAACAAGGTCTATCTGATATTCAAGCCCAAGGTGCGAAGAATCTTATAGAAACTCAAGAACTGATTAAGCAAAACAAAGCTCAAATCATTGAGAAGGAAGTTCCTTATATTGTTGAAAAGAAAGTCTATTCAAATCAATGCTTTGATGAAACTGGTGTGGCTGTACTAAAAAAATTAAAGGATGAATCTGCAAAAAGGAGAACAAACTAATGCGTAAAATATTGCTTGCCATAGTTGGGGCAATTGTGTTAGTATTTGCTCTCAGTGGTTGTACTCAGCATGTAAAAGGTGAAGTTAAACCTGAAATAGTTCAACAGAATCTATTGAAGAAGTGCACAAAAGATACACCACTTCCAGAGAATCCAGCACTAGATGCGAACGGGAAAGTTTTAGTTGACAGCGATGGGAATGCCTTATATAATGGCAAGGAAATGATGCGAGTACTGATAGCATGGGATGGTATATATACTGAATGTGCTACAACTCACGATGCGTTGGTTGATACTATTAATAAAATTCAATCAACAACTGATATTAAGACCAAATAAGAGGTTTAATTATGTTAGGTTATACAGTTAATAAAGTACTTCCACTTGATTTTCTGAAAACATTAAAAACGTCAGGTAATATGACTACTAGTGAATATGAAGGTACTAAGTTCTTTTACTTTCCTGAAAAGGTGGCAACCTTCCTTAAGAACAGTAAATGTATCTGTTGTGGGATCAATGCTTCTGAAGTAAGGCTAGAAGAAGGTAAGGGTACACACTTTAACTACAGTACTACTCACTTAAACGTATATGGTTCTCACCCAACAACATATGGTGATTTTTTAACTTTAATGACTGTTGATCATAACATTCTTAAATCTCTGGGTGGTCCAGATGATGAAAGTAATCTCAATACAATGTGCAGACAGTGTAATCAGCTTCGTGGTAATCGCTATCCAGTACTACAAGACTTCTTGGATATCTATCAACCAAAAGGTGAAAACTTGATTGGTCAACGTGCTCATTCACTATACCAGTGGAGATTACGCAAAGCAGAGACTCCAGAACAGCGTCAGGCACGTCTTGACGAACGCCTAGGCAGTAAGAAGGAGATCGTTGATAACTACCTCAGTGGGCTTCATGCTTCGCATTTGGGGGCATTCAGGCGTCACCATAAAGCATTAAAAAAAGCCTTGACAGCTTAACAAAATAATATATAATAAGGGAAATCGATTTGATTTCCCTTTTTTTATGGAGTATTTTATGAAAAATAACAAACTACAAACTAAAGACATTTCGAAAGTTCCAGTACTGGTATTTCTCAAACAATTAAATGGGAAATGGGGTACTATTCATCCGGGATTTAACAATTCAGTACTGCAAGCTATGCCAGATAATATTGCACCTAAACTAGCTGCATCTGTTATGAGAACACTTATCGGGAACGGCTTGATTGATGGGTGTGCTTGTGGATGCAGGGGTGATTTTGAATTAACTGAAAAAGGAAAAGAGGTACTAGATGCCATCTATAACACTACCGAAGAACACGATGAAACAACTTGCAGCAAGTTGGGGTAAGACCAAAGTACAAGGTGAATGGAATGAAAAATTGGATGATTTTGAGCCAGACATCTGGTATGAAGTCATTATCAATGAAGAAGTAGATAGAGGTCGCTGGAACAGTATTCACGATCTTGTTTTTCTTGACACCAGTACTGGGAAGTATTATCATACTCGGTATGAAGATGGTCTAACAGAATCACAAATGTATTCTCCATTTTATTATGATGATTACGTTGATTGTGATGAAGTGATTGTTACACAGAAACCGGTTACTACAATCGAAACAACATGGAAATATAAGTAATGATTGAAGATATTGATTTTTCAGGTCTAGAATGCATCAGTGCAGTGAAGAATATTTCAAAAATTGATGATTACAAAGCGATTATTTGTACTATTACTTTTTTAAAAGAAGAAGATAGTATTAAACATCTTACTGGAATTGAAGAATTAATAGCTAAATTAGCATTGGACGAAAATAACAAATGGATCAAACTTACGTATGCACTTACTGAAGTAAATGGTGAGATTAATATTGATGCTCCAATTAAGGTGTTTTTTAATGGTATAAATACCCCATACAGAAAATCATCCCGGTGTAAAGCTGACAGTACTGAAGTGTTAGTGGATGTTAAGTTCATTGATGAAGTGTTTGACCGTTCACCTACTGAACTCAAATTCATCTATCTTTAATCTTGGGACAAACAGGGTTTTTTGTGATATAATATAGATGAGGAGTATTCCTCGTCATAACCAATCCTGAATGACATGTGAAAGCATGAAGATTGAAACCTGATCCTATCGAAAAGTAGATGGCAGTTGAGTAGTTCATTCAGTACGATGTGCAAAGAAACCCGTCAGAATAATCCACAGGCGTTCGATTCAAACGAGATGTTAGTCCTAGAGTTCACGGCAATGCGGCACAATAAAGGCGTCTAAGAAGACATAAACGCCCTAGATAGACATATGAGGCATACTCACCTAGTTGAAAGGGAGTCTCTTTACGGAGAGACAGCAGTATTTGTTGCTGAATTAGCAAGTACTGTATGCGTGTGAGGAACACGACCGTTGTATGCGACTGTAGTAGCTGGAAACCGGACAACCCGCCAGCGATTACTTTTATTCCAAATGGATTGATCCGTCTGGAGTTTGAGTAAAATCTACAAATTCAGATTGGTTATGACTACCAGTGTCAGGATTTTCCTGATTTTTTTTCGTCCCTCCCCAGTGGGGGGATAGAATTGATACAACAAACCGTGTCAATAATTAAAGTACAAAAGAATATTAAATTGAATTAGTACGATTCAAAACGAGCGACAGTGAGTGAATGAAGAGAACTAATTCTTAGACAATCGTAAGATTGGCTAATAACATATAGGATTTAAAAAAAAAGGAAAAATATATGAATATAGATGTTTCAAAATCCTTTTTCAAATCAGTTAAATCTGACTTTTTAAAATTAGATTGTTCAGTACTTGATGAGAAAATGCAAGAGTTAATTGCACGATGGAAAACTTCACCAGTACTGGACATTATTTGTCCAAGATGGTCATGTCAGAGTCATAGTACTAATTCACGTGATGCTGATTATGAAATTATTTTTGTAACCACTAATGGTGGTTCTGAATATCTATATAAAATATTCCAAGCACTAGTTGATGACATTGTTAGCAGAGAAGGTATGAATAGATTGGCTAGTACTCAATATAGTGTAATTAATTTATGCAAACCTAAATTTATTAAACCAGAGCCACATATTAAAATTGGCATCATGGCAAATGGTGATACGCGAACTATTGACAAGTGCATTACTTCGTGGTTTTCGGTATTGGATAAGGTTGATAATGGACATATCTAATCAAAGTATTATATTCAACCAAATAACATCCACATATCTAATTAGCACTAATAGTCCGGTTGTAGCTGGATGGGGTTCACCCGTCACACTTGTGGTTGAATATAATTTTGATGAAATACTTGATGTAGCTAAGCATCATGCTGAATGTGGTGAAAATGTATTTTTGATCGCCTTTCCAAAATTTGTATCTATAGGTGAAAGACCTAATACATTATTCTTTTTTGAAACATTTGAAGAGATGATTGATGTAACCGAAACTGATACCGGATTGGTGATCATATTAAAAGAATATGAAAGTGGCTTTGCATTTTTCTCAGTAATAGATCATCTATCTAAAAATTTTAAATCATGCCCATTAATCATGCTGCGACAACTACCGGCACATTATAAATAATAGTAGATAACTATATCTATGAGGATTTATTATGGATGAATATGAAGATATGCGTAGTATGATGGACTACGTTGACAGTACCGAAAGTACTGATGATTCTGAAGTAGCATTATTAACATTTGTTGATAATAGTATATTTTTAGAAGCACAAGGACATCATTGGCACTTACAATGTAAGTACTACTCTAAACATATGGAACTTGACGAATTCTATAAAGAATTTCCTGAATTTGTTGATTCATTTGTTGAAGGTTTGATGAATTCAAGAGGACCATTACCGTTAGGAATGGACACACAATATGTATTTCAACCTTTAAATGATGCTATCAGTACTTTAGAAGCATATGTAGATCAGGCAAAATACATTCACAAACTACTAGAAGAACAAGAAGATTATGGTTCAGTTAATAGTTTGGAAGACATAATTTCATTTGTAGAAAGGACTCTCTACAAACTAAAACATTTACAATAATACAGGGACGCATTTTGCGTCCTTTTCTTTTGGAGAAAATAATGACAATTGATGATTTATATGAGTTAATTGAAGAAGTTGAATGGCATCAGAAATACCTATTCATTGTTAACACTGAACCAAAACTCGGTATTGATGTACTAGAGTATAATTCGGAAGAGGTTATTAGCAGTGAATGGTTTAACACAATAGATGAAGCAATCCAATATGTAGATGAGTATAAGGAAAATTTATAATGAGTACAGAACGCACAACTTATGGTTTAATGGCAGTACTAGCACAACCAGTCCCAGATGGTTATCGCCATGAACACTTTGATGATTTGGCTGATGATGGTTTGCATATCAACTACGATAATGACTTAGTTTATCATCGTAAGCAGGATGGTGAATCTTATGAAGCTGCAATGATCTGGGGTATCCGAGAATTTGGATCTAAAGACGATTTTATCCAGTTGTGTAAAAAGCATAATCTAACCATTGATGAATCAACAATTGACGTCTATCTAAGCACGTGGTATGATGGTTGTGACGCACCAATGGACGAATTAACCAAAGACGAATTCTTAACAAAATAAAGGGCAACTATGAAAGCAAAAGATTTAGCAGACTTACTCTTGAAAACACCAGATGCTAATGTTTACATTGAAGACTATAATAGTCCTGATTTTGATGATGGATATTATTATACTAGTTCAATCAATGGTGTACAAAAAACACCAGACGGTATTTTCCTAACACTATCAGATGATAATGAATATCCACGTGCACCATCAGATGTTCCTAAATTAAACGATATTAGAATCCGTATGACCGATGGTACTTGGTTCAAATTTGGCTCAGATGCTGGTACTACTGATGACTTGGTGTACTTCAATGACTGTAAATATATTTCAACCTATGTGGGATGGCATGAAGGAACCTATACCTTGTATGAAGAGGGAAGCCTTACTGATGGATACGTATATGACAAAATTGACAGTACTGGTAATACTTCATACACGACGGACTACGTAGATTTTGTGGAGATTTTAACAGAGTACAACGAAGATACGTGGGAAGTTACTTGGCAGAAGTTTAAATTTGAAGAAGCATTAGAGTTTGTTAAACATACAGGAAAATGATATGGGACGTTGTAATGAAGCCGTAATCGTTGTTGGTTTAACGGTTCGGGAATGGAAAGAAAATGGATTCACTCAATTTATTAATGACCCACGTGATGAATATAAAGGAGAAACCGAACTGACTAAATTCCTAGAAACCAATAATGGTTTATCATATATTGTACCACCACAATATCACGGGTGGGAAGATGATATGGTAGTCGGAATTAAAGTACTATCAGTCTATGGTGCATCTATTGAATTTAGCTTCACTGATGCTCTTGAAAAATCCACATTAGCAATGGCTGAATTTACACAGCGGTTTGGTTTTATGGGTAAAATTTATTTCGGTCCACACGAGGGTTAAAGCATGGCTAAAGTTATTATCGCAGCAATTATGAATTCATACACCAATAAAAACAATACAGTAGTTGATGATTCCACAGTAGTAGAAAGTATCGATGAGATGAATACTTTCATTTCCGATAATCAAGATGAAACATATAAAATTTCTTTTGAATTTTATCTAACCACAAACCCTAGTGTAAATTATAACAGTACTGAAGTAGAAAAATACGATGCTACGTATGATAGTGAAAGAATCTCATATCAAACCGCCTTATTAGTACTAGGTAATAAGGATCTATAATGTATACAGTTATATTTCATCGTGAAAAAGGGTCTAAGGAGTATGACCAGTCGCCAAGCCACTTAAAATTTAAATATTGTGAATCATTAAAACAGGTAAGAGAATATATTCACTTAGAATCTTTTAACCAGAAACTATTATCATCAAATGATAGTTATTTTAAAAATAGAAGCTACTACTATGGCGACTATGGTTTTTTAGTAATGAAAGATGGTGTGTTGGTATCTAATAGCTACTCATTCACTGATGGATTTGATTGTTTTGATTATGATCTCCCTCATGTAATACAGGATGTTGAAGAGGTTATGAAGATGAATGAACTTATAGATGAAACCGAAAACAGCTCAATGAACTGGTTTAAGAATTTTAATGAATTAAAACGTGAATTCATTATCATTGAAGAAAAACATTATGCTAATGCACAAAAAGAACATAAAGAATTTCTAAAAGCAAAAGAAAAAGAAAATAAAGAAAAAGAGCTATTAAAAGAACTAATAGCAAAATACCCCGATGTAAGGTAAATATAAATATGGCTAGGGGATATTGGAGTAAGAGGGGACATACTTTAAACGGTTTGAACCCAAATATATATACGTCTAAGACTGATAAAGATGGAAATCTTATCGACCTACCGAGTGCGTCTCTTAAGCAGTATTGGGAGATAAGAGACTTACCTTTTGGTTCTGCAAGGAGACAAGCAATTGTCCAGTTATTAAGTACTGGATTTTTGATTCCGATAAATGGTAAACACTGTATTCAATTGAATGCAGATCCAGATTTACGGAAATTGCTCAATAATGGAAAAATTGAAATGTACAATGAACGAAATAGTACATTTAAAAGAACTATAATAAGGTATAAAGATGGTAGCGAAAGACGTAAGCGGAAAAGAAATTAAAATTAACGATACTGTGGCATTTGGTCATGACAACGGCAGTACATTGCAAATTGGAAAAGTATTCAAGATTACCAATAAAAAGGTATGGATGCATTTGATTTTTGATGAAAAAGTTGGAACTACGACCTATTGCCGAGATCATGATAGAGTCTGTAAGGTAAATTAATGACAAAAGAAGAAATAGAAGATCTAATAAAGAAATCAATCGTATCTAATATGGTTGTACAGGTTGATATCACTAAAGATAATTTTTATAGTGAAGGATGTGTAACCGTAGTTGTTAACGTTACATATGATGATGAACCTATTACATCATTCAGTGATTCCTTTTCAGTAGATAATTTCAGTAGACATTGTAGATAATTACTATGGCTAAATTATACTATAGATATGCTTCGATGAATAGTGGTAAGAGTACAGATCTATTAACTACTGCTTATAACTATAAAGAAATGGGTCACAGTGTTAGATATTTCACGTCATCACTTGATGATCGATATAGTGTTGGTAAAATTACATCTAGAATTGGTATTGAAGCTGAATCTAATATAATTAAACCTAATTCATTACAATCACTAAATGAATGCTATGATGAAATTCAGTCTAAAATACAGCAAGAAATCGATGATGAAATTGAAATTAAAACGATATTTGCAGTACTAGTTGATGAGTCTCAATTTTTATCTTCAGAACAGGTTGACAAATTGACTGAGTTCGTGGATAATTTGGGTGTAGTAGTATTCTGTTATGGGATCAGAACCGATTTTCAAGGAAACCTTTTTGAAGGTTCCCGAAGATTATTTGAGGTTGCAGACACAATAACCGAATTAAAAAATATGTGCTCATGTGGTTCAAAGGCAACAATGAATGCTCGATTAGTAGATAATACTGATAAAGTTTTCATTGGTGGTAACGAGTCTTACAAGAGTATGTGTAGAAAATGTCATAAACAACATATGAGGTCAAAATGATTAATATTATTAAAATGATTGCTAGTAATGTAGCAACGTCCATTTGGGAAGGTGTGCGAGATATTTTCAACACAGCCAGCGGTGCATTAGTTGCAGTGGTTGTAGCGATTATTCTAAGCGTCATCCCAACATCACTTCTAATTCTAGCAGCACTTGTTATTTTTGCCGGAATTGTTTTCAGTAAGTACAAAGAAACGCTTGACAACGATTCGGAATAATGTAATAATAAGCCCCTAAACACAGGGGCTTTTTTTATGGAGAAAATATATGTTTTATATCGGTATTAATCTGTTGAATATTGCAATTATTCTTTGCTATGCCGCATATTTCGGATGGTTTGGTGAAGCAATTCAAGCAAAAATGGTGTTAAGCTCTGATGTCAATCATAAGTATGATCGTGAAGTACTTCTGGCGATTGCTCAAGTACAATCAGGTTCTGGTCATAGTTTCTTCAATTCTGATGGTATGGTTGAAATTGACACATCAAATATCCGCGTTCGTATTCATGCATTGGATTTTGCAGATGAAAACTTTGGTGAATGTTATTCATATCAACGTAAGTACGGTGATAACTATCGTTCCGACAATATCAGGGGAACACTTTCATATAGTACAAGAAAGTACTTACTAGAATTTAAAGAAGATTATTTGGGTATTTCTGATCCTAGTTCATCTCGTAAAAAAGGTTTTAATTTCAAAAAAGAAACCATAACTATCAAATAGGGGAAAATACATGTTAGTTGAGATCTTTTCATATGTTTTAACTGCCATTATTCCAGTAAGTATATATATAGGAGTCACTATGTACCGCAGTCGTGCAAATCGCCCGCTATCAACACCCGTTGGAAAAATTGAATCAAATTATCCCCCATTGGGAATTAGTACTACCGATTATGTAATACCGAGTGAAACTGAAGAGGAATACTTACAGCGTTTGCAAAAATTACATCCAGAGGCATGGAAGGAATATTGTAAAGGATACGCAGAACGTACTTTATTAATAGATCATGATCGTTATGTTAATATGTTGATTTTAAAATTTAAAAATAATGAAATTAAAGCAACATTAGGTTTACACACTTTGGATTTTCAAGACGGTACTGAGTTATGGATTTCCAATAAGTACTATTCATTTGGAAATGTTTTCCGTAGTAATCGTCCTTATCTGAAATTTGATGCATCACAAGGACGGTATTCACCATATACATTCATGTGTATCGTTGATTTGGAATTTGAATTATCTAAATTTAATGATTGGAAACGTATGCACGATGTGTACGATCTTGAAGTACTTGCACGAAGAAAAAAGAAGGTTGGTAATAGCAAATGAAAAATTACCACCATTTGTTAGAAATTCTAAAACAATTTATGAATTTAGAACTATCACATAATTTAATTTGGAGTGGTAACCAAGAGTATGCTACAATGGTATTCGCGGAGTGTGGTTATCACGTAGGTGATTGGTCATGGTATGATGGACATATTGTTAATTTCGATTGTGAACATTATCCGGGAATCGGAACTTCGTATGTGGCATGTGGTCATTCTTACAGCGTGCATCGTGACGATATTAGTATTGTTGTTCATGAATATGGCGAGTTATCAAATCAAAATACACCTGAAAAAGTAAAAACTATATCATTATCACAGTACTCAACAGTTAATACTAACGTATCTGACTATACTGACAGAATGATGACTCTTTCACCTGAATTTACCGAACTTATTGTTGAATTAAAAAAATGGATTTGTGCTTTACATAATCCGGGATATGTGTATAATATAGATATATGCATTAAAGAAGGAAATAATGTCAATGATTTATAAAAATTACTTAAAATATATTTTTGCATCAGTACTTGCATTATTCGGTGGATATGGTTATATTAATGGAATAGACAACTGGCAGGTCTGGGTTGCTGCTTCATTGGTATATCTTTTCTTTTCACGAGTTTCCGAAATATACATGGATTAATTATGTCAATTAGTAAAAGATTACTCAAGAAACGTAAAGCAAAAACCTATAAATGGGTGAATGGTTATCTTGGATATCTACTCCGTGGTAATAATTTCGATGCTTTAATTAATATTGAAATATCAAAAGTTAGAATAAGAAAAAAACTAATACAAATTTATGATATCAATTCACTTGAAAGTTTTCTGAGTTCTAGATGGTCAGTTCCTATTGTGGTAACCAATCCTTCAAAACGAAGCCGGATAAAAAACTACATCAGAGGCTATACTATCTCTAAAGCTGAGAAAATAACAAAATACAACGGTGAACCTTATACGGATGCCGAGTTGTGGAACATTTATATCGCTATTGGTGTTGAAAAATAGTGATTTTATTAAAATAAATCTAGGAGTTAAATGATGCCAGTACTAATTAAAGAAGGTCGCAAGTTAGTAACAATTCGTAAAATTAATGCATTAACACCAATTGAAGGTGCTGATATGATTGAAAAAGCAACCGTTGATGGGTGGGATGTTGTAGTCAAGAAAGGTGAATTCTCAGAAACCAATTTATGTGTATTTTTTGAGATTGATTCATTTTTACCAGTAGAGGATCCAAACTTTTCATTTTTGACTGGTAGTTCTGATAAGATTGATGAATTGGGTACACGCCGTTTCCGTCTTCGTACTAAGAAACTTAAAGGTGTAGTGAGTCAAGGTTTAGCATTACCACTCTCAATTTTGAACTCATCTCAAATTGCAGGTCTTGCTGAAGAATTAAGCTTGACAAATAAAGATCCATTTGTTCAATATACTACCACCTTACGTGAGTTAGAAGATAATCGTAATGGTATTGAAGAGTTCCTAAATGTAACCAAATACGAGCGTCCTGACGAACGTAATGGTGGCGGTGGTAATAGCTGCAAACCGGCAGGTAACTTCCCTATTACTATTCCGAAGACGGATGAAGACCGTGTACAGAACATCTTTGGAAAGTACTCTCAAACCATGAAAGGTGTTGGCTTCCGTAAATCACTAAAACTCGATGGTTCAAGTGAAACTATTGCATTCTTCAGTAATCCAGAATTCTTTGTTGATAAAGTTGATGACGAAATCCGTGCTTGGAATGAAGAAACACAGGAACTTGAAATCGTTGAGGTTAAACCTTATCCATTCCAGTGGGAATCAGGTCAGGTGGTGGTTTGTTCACGTAACTTAGCACTTAAATTCGATCAAGAATCACAATTCTGGAAAGCAGCACTAAAAGATGATATTCCAGCACGTCTTAAAGAGTACTGTGAACGTACTGATCGCCAGCTAGCAATCCAAGGGGAATGCATGGGGCCGGGTATTCAGGGTAACCGCGAAGAGTTAACAGAGCATACATTCTTCGCATTCCGCGTCTGGGATATTGAAAACAAAGAATTCCTAGATGATGCAGAATTCCAAGAATTTTGTGCAGCACTAGCATTGACTACTGTTCCACAAGGTGATATTGTATACTTCTTTGATGAGTACACATCTATCAAAGAAGCTCTAGAATCTGCTGACCATGCATCGATTAAACACAAGATCGCGGAAGGTGATGTATACAAGAGCGTTTCTAACGTCGATGGTGTAACAGTACACTTTAAAGTCATCAACAACAAATATCTACTAAAATGTGAGGACTAATATGTCATCTTTATTAAAAGACTATCTTTCAAAAAATAAGGTAGATACCCATGAGTTCACAGATATGGAACTAGATACATTTCTAATTTTCTTATCAAATCATGGTCTATCAAACCAGTTTGAATCTAAGTCATTTCGTCATCCTGAATTTTATTTTTTGACAATAGGTTCTTCTAATGAAATTTCAAAATGCTCAGCACTTAAACAAGATCGTAAAACTGTAGATAAGAAACAAGTAATCAAAGATCTTTCACTTGATATTCGTTTTCCTATCTTCGAACAAAAAGATGTAGCAGTTAGCAATAATAAGAAACTTGATATATTCTGTACTGGTGCACCAAATTATTTTATTTTTGGTGTTGAACGTAATACACGCGATACATACAGTTTTATCAATAATCAGTACTGGATTCACGCAAGCACTAACTTGTCAAAAAGTGAAACCGATAACATGATCGTTGTTGATGTCGCAAAAACTGTGTTTGTAAACTAAAAAAATGGTTTGTCTCATAAACTTGGGACAAACCATTTTTTATGTGATATAATATCTATATTAAGAAATGAGTCAACACTCAATCAAATCAATCCATTTCTGAGAGGTAAGAATATGTCTTTTAAACAAGCAGTTATCAATACAAATACACATCCAGCAGATAACGTTGCATCAACCGCTAATGGTGGTTTATCTCATGCAAGTTCTCTAAATTTTCTAGTTGATTTATTCGCTATTTTAGGTTCAGTTCGTGGAAAATCATTCACTGAGTTCGAATCCCTATTTGAACAGGCATATTCAATGAATCGCACATTAACCCTCCAGATGGTTCTATGGTTACGGGACGTTCGCGGTGGTGCTGGTGAGCGTGAAATGACCCGTCAGATTCTTCAATATATCGAAAAACACCACAGCCAAGATTTGGAAGAGATTATTCCAGTACTAGCCGAATATGGTCGCTGGGATGATCTTCTAATCTTCCACTACGAAGATGTAAAACAACTTGCGTACAGAACCATTGAAGCCCACCTACTCGCTGGAAATGCACTCTGTGCCAAGTGGATGCCACGTATCTACAAACTCAAAAAGAGTAAAGGTGGTACGGTGAACAAAGAATCTAAATCAAATCAGAACCGCATTGCTAATAACAAAATTGCACATGAACTAATGGCAACGATGAATCTAACTGAACGTAATTACCGTAAGCTATTGTCAACACTAAGTAGCACGGTTGAACAAAACATGTGTGCTCAGGATTGGTCAAAAATCCAGTATCCACACGTTCCTTCAGTTGCAATGAACCGCTATCGTAACGCATTTATGCGTAACGATGAAGAACGTTTCACTAAGTTCGGTGAAGCGGTTGCAAATGGAGAAGTTAAGGTAAACGCATCAGCATTGTTCCCTTATGACATTACCAATAAGTTAGATCGTCACTCAAAAGACAATATACTTGTTGGACAATGGGATGCACTACCTGATTACTTAAATGGGACTAACATTCTTCCTATGTGTGATACCAGTGGATCAATGGATGTTCAAGCTGGGTCATCTCGTAATTTGAAATGCATCGATGTTGCAATGTCATTGAGTTTGTATATTGCTGATAAACAAAAGGGAGAATTTAAGGATCTATTCTTAAACTTCAGTACTGAACCACGTTTATTTGAACTTAAAGGTTCCGATATTCATGACAAGTACTTTGATTTGACACAGTATACTGATTCTAAATTCTGGGGTGGTAGTACTGATATAGGTAAAGCATTTAAAAAAGTACTAGAACTTGCTATTACTCAAAATGTACCACAATCTGATATGCCTAAATATTTGATTATTTTCAGTGATATGGAATTCAATTCAACATGGGGCGGTAATAATGTTGGAAAATGGGAAGAAACTGCATATAACTATGCTAAAAGCCAATTTGAAGCAGCGGGGTACACACTACCAAATGTAGTATTCTGGAATCTAAATGGACGCGTAGGTAACAACCCAGTTACTTTCGATGAAATCGGTACTGCAATGGTATCAGGTTTCAGCCCAGCAGTACTAACTGCTATTTTATCAGGCGAACAGGTAGATCCAGTATCTATTATGTTAGCAGCAATTGATACGCCACGTTATCAAGTGTTTGAATAAGTAATATACACAGCCTCACACAAAGTGAGGCTTTTTCATACAAGGACTAAATATGAAAACTGTACGTAATTTCCTTTTTGCATCATACTTAAATGCTCGAGTATCTATGCAATTACATCCTATTTTATCTACTATCATCGGTGCAGTTAGTGTTGCATTCGTTTATTCAGTGGCGAAGATTTTCGGATTATAAAATGAAAGAATACATTGAAATCGAAGGAATCATACGTTATGATCCCAATCGTTCTGGTATGAAAAAGAACACAGATTTCTGGTGTATTTTAGAATTACCTGAACAACTGGTAAAGTACTATCAGTACTTTATCCGTACTGATCTACATATTCCAATCTGTGATCCTTCATGGGGTGCACACGTAAGTATTGTTAGGGGTGAAAAGCCACCTAAGATGGATATGTGGAAAAAATATGATGGTAAGAAAGTAAAAATAAAATACTACCCTTACATTCATATAAAAAAAGATACTAAAAAATCTGGACTGTACTGTTTTATTGATTTCGATGTTCCATTTTTTCAGGAGTTGAGAAAAGAACTAGGATTAGAATACAAATATACTTTTCATTTTACGATTGGAAGAACTAATTATGATTAGTAATTTTAGATATTGCATGACGTATGATGGTATGCCAATTGATGGTATATCCACCAGTACTGGTAAAGCTATACCAATTTTTACGGCAAATAATAAAATATTGCCAAATATGAATTTTGATTCCATTGCACAAGTAGAACAGTTCTTACATAATATATTACTGGAGACTTTAAATAGCCCAGATGACCAATATACTAAGGTTAGTAAGTTCGGGATAGGTACTATTAGTGTTAAAATGGATATTTTACCAACCGAACACACGGGGTATGATAAAGTACTTAACAATTTATTGAAAGGAAGTACTGGTAATGTTCTTACTAAGAGGTACATTGGAAACATACTCTTAAAATGTGTAAGGGAAGGTTTTAGAACCACCTTACCACAAATGCATATGAAAATATTTGAAATTCCTGAGATTTCAGATATTTTAGAAAAGAATGTTCCATTCTTTGTTCAAGAAAACATCGAACGGTTCATGGATGTTGGAATTAACACTTGCACTCCTGATGAGATTGCTGGTATAATTCTTACATCAACTGATGAGCAGCTTACCGCAATTCAGATAGATTCATTAAATAATGTTTCGAAGTAGTCTTTATTGACTAACGTAGAAAGTCCACGAGGCTTTGTGCAAGCATGGGCCTCACTGTAGACCCCATCTTGTGAAAAGTTTCACAACAAAAGGAGAAATCAGTGAGAGCGTTCCAAGAACTCAAAACTTATATGTTAATAGGTTTTCTGTTACTTGCCGCTGCTATTGGATTTATTGGTTATAAACACAATGATCGTACACCGTCATCAAATTCAGGTGCACAAAAAAAACCACAAGTTATTCAAATTCAAAAGCAACCGCCAGTAACCGAACTGCCACTTCAAATGGCAACCGTGTCTAAGACGGAAAGCAGAAAACAGTATGTTGTCCAATCCGGCGACACTTTCTGGGTAATAGCCCAAAAAACTAAGCCTGATAATGTAGAAATGTACCCATACATTGATACTTTTAAAAGTATTAATAATGGAATTAAAGTACTTAACATTAACAAAGAGGTACAACTACCCAATGAGAATGATTTGAAGTCTGTTATTCTACCAGATGTAACAGTACACTTCGATTATCTTGATAAAGAAGTAGTAGATTACATCAAACAAGCAGAAGGGTCGAAAGAATCCCAATCTGTTATAAAAAGAAAATTACTTGGTGGGTCAGTTGGTCCATCATACAAAAATTCCAAGTTCTATCCTTACAAGGATATTAAAGGAAATTATACTATTGGGTATGGTCACTTTATAAGTAAAAAAGAATCGGTTGCTATAAAGTACAAAAATGGTATTTCTGAATGGGAAGCGAAACAAATTCTCAAGAAAGACATGAGCCGTACTTATAATGACTTCATATTACTATTACAAAGGAAGAATGCTGTTAACCTAACTAAAGAACAGCAACGTATTTTATACGAAATGAGTTTTACAATGGGCGTTGACAAACTTGACAAATTCACTAAATTGTGGAAAAGTGTCAAGAATGAAAATTCTCATAAGTTCAAAAAAGAAATAGAAGTATCTCTCTGGTACAAACAGGTTGGTAGCAGAGCAGAAATTCTACTTAGTTCCCTATAA